AGTTGGCCGCGCCGATCTCTGCTGCATAGAGCGCGAAATACGAAGAACTAAACGATCTGCCGATGAGGGTGCCGCATGATCTTCGATCAGCCACCTCGTCAGTGTTCCGGGTGCAGTCATTGGAACATCAACTATGCGGAAGGTGGCAAGGGCTACCTAGAAGCGCGATGCCAACAGCCGAAAGATGATCGTGATCGGCTACTGAAACGGGCATCGGATTACTGTTCGAAGTGGAGTCGACGCGCTGCGACATCAGGCGCCGATCAGGTTACCTGGGCGTATTTTGGTTGAAATAAAAGTGAGTATGTAAAGCGAATGTCAGGCCGTCAAACAATCAAAGGAGATGCTTCGTGAGGAATGCTATCGACTTAGCGATGGCCGTATTTGCGTTGGGGCTCTTTGTCACCGTGGCTTCCGGACTGTATGAGCCGTCAGCGCATGCCGTTGCCGTCATCGCGTCTGGAGGTTTTGCGGCTGCGATGATCGCCGGCTTGGGGTTTGGTGGCCCAGTCGACTCATAGCGATGCAAGGGCTGCTTGACTGGCATTCCTGATGAAGGCGTGAGGGTTGGATTTGTTCCGGGTGGGTGGAATTATTTTAGAGCGGACGGGAGAGAGAAGATGGCACCGAGGTTACATGGTGTTGGCAGAGTGGCCGACAACGAACAGGCGCTGCTGGTTATATTCGATCGCAAGCTATCAGACGGCGAGTTGCGAAGATTCCATGAGGCTATTCGACTGGTCGACGTTTCAAGGAATATTCTGGAGATTGACGACTTTCTTGGCGCGGAAAACTTGCTGGATTCGTAAACCGCTGACGGCCCCGCGTATCCGGGCCGCGCATCACAAAACCAGAGTTCAATCGAGGGATACGCAAATGCAGGCCGTTGATTTGAAGGAATTGAAGATCGGCGACTTCGTGGAGTTCGTCGACATCGTTCTACCGGCCCCGCCAGTACCGGTGCTCTCAGGCGACCCGGCGGCGTGGTTCGTGATGCTGACCGAACCGCAACAGGATCTGACGACGGTGTGGCGCCTGCACGAGCTCGGGCTCGAGATGTTCGTCCCGGTGATCCGGAGGCGCGTCAAGACCGGCCGCATCGGAAAGAACGGCCACAAGGTAACCCGCGTCATCGCGAAGCCGATGTTCCCAGGGTACGGGTTCCTGCGGATCACCGGGATTCGAGATTACGACGCGATCAAGGATGTCAGGGGCGTCCGAGATTTCATGCTCGATGTGGCCGGCAACCCAGTCAAGCTGCCGCACGCCGCGGTGTGGGCGGTGTTCCAAAAGCAACTCCAGGAGCACCAGAAGTGGCTACAGGAGGTCGGAGGGCGCCGCGGTACGGCATGGAAGCGCGGCGATCAGGTGCGTGTGGACGAGGACGGCGGGGCCTATGCGGGCCTCGTGGCGACCATCGACAAGATCGACAGCAAGGGCCGAATTGAGATATTGTTGGGAATGATCCGGACCTCGCTTCCCGCCGACATGGTTGTTGCAGCATGACGCTGAATTGCGATCTTCCGCTTGAGGCGGCTCGGGATGAATTTGCCAAATCTCAAGACGATGGAACAGCGCGCGATCTAATCGAGTCGGCTTTCGAATATTGGAAGTCAGATCAGATTGATGACGCAGCGCTGGCCATGCACTTGCGCGCCGTGTTGCAGTACCTTGAGCGCTTCAAGGAATCGGAGGGCGGCCCACCAGCACGCAGACTCATCGCGGAAACAAAAAGTGCGCTGGAAATCCTATCGCTGGATCAGATTGCCGCCCTTCGGGAGGCTGGATTCGTTGTCATTCATCGCGAGCCAACTGAGGCTATGTGTAAGGCGTTCTATGGAAATGAATACCCGGAAAGCGTGATTTTTGTGGAAGGGTTCCACCGCGTTGTCGCGACCAGTATTCGCGCGCAAAATAAATCGGAGATCAAGCAATGACGCCGGAAGAGGCGATTGCTGAATTGAAAGAATTCCTCGAAAGCATAAAGCAATTCCCGAACGACGATACGTTCCGATGCGAACTTGACCGCGCTGGCGTCAAGGCAATTCTAGCCGCGATCCGAGCCGCAGAGAACGACGCGCTGGAACGGGCGGCTGTCGCGGCCGATTGGCACAACGTGCATGCCCCCTACGGTGACGCGAAACACGCGACGCCAGGCGAACACATCCGCGCGCTCAAACCCGAGGAAACAAAATGATGGGCGCCGGCGAGGTTGGCGCACCACCAGCCACCGCAACAAACCAAGACCGGTGGGTCAATCTGGAGCGCGCCGACGCTGCTCGCCAAGCACTGGAAGACGCAGCAAATCAGCTAGAGGCGATGAACGGCAATGAATTGTACAGGCGCGCATGGCGGATCGCGGCCGATTTCATTCGGGCAATTCCATATAAAAGCGCACTGTAAAATTGATTAAATGACAGGCTGCGATCTCCTGCGCTATTCACGTCGTGTTCGGTCGCGCCTGCATCACGGTTGCGCGGCTTAGGTGTGTGGATGGCCAAACTCGCGCCGCACTATGGCGCGTTCGTAACTGCGACGGGTCGCCACCTACGGCTCACATAAAGCCGGACGTAATCGCCAACTTCTGGCGAAAGCGAAGCTTTTCGGACAGACGGCAAACCCCAAAACAAGCGCATCACCTTTAGCTTAGCGGTTTTGGCCGTCTCGCCCGTGCTACGGCCGGGCAACAATTCGCCATGCAGCGGCTTTGGCCGCAATCGCTGGCAATCGAGGAGCCTTCGGGCGGTTAGGTCGCAAACCTCGCTAAAGAAGCTGCGGCGGGCATGGCCGGCTAAGCCCTCAGTAGGATCCGGCAACTGACAAAAACACCGCCGCAAACCGCGACCTAATCGCGCGGTCCCGGACGCGGGAAGCGGCGGCACTTATTCGGAGGCGTGACGATGGGCATAGTCCTCCAGTTTCGCCGCCGCCCTCCTGTCGTATCGCAGGATAATCCGTTCATGGTTCCGATCGCGCAATACTTTATCGGTCTGGCGATTTGCGGGTTGATAGCCATCGCGATCATCGATCAGTGCATGGGTGAGCGGCGTCGATGAACCTCGCGGCGCCGTTGTTCCTGATCGGTCTGGCGCTCGGCGCCCATCTGCAGGAAACCACGTTCACCAAGCGCATCACGGCATTTCAAGGTTGAGCGATCAACGAAAGCAGACGCGCGATGACAGAAGCAACGATCCTGCAATTCACGCCGAGCGACCTACCGACTGACGGCGGCAAGTCACGCATTCAGCGGCGCCGCGATGTGTTGTTCGGTCGGACGCCACCGCAGGACGAAGAAATCAAGCGGCGCGACAACTTCAAGTTTCGCAGCTTCGCAGAACCGATCTTCGACAATCGCGACGACTTGATGATGGATCATGCCGATCCTGGGTATCCGTCAGATTCTCCATATCGCGCACCCGATACCGATCCCGCCTGATGCGCCTCGCATTTGCGATCATTCGCTACTTCATCCGAACAAGCCGCGAAATTCACAAACTAAAACAAGAGGTAAGAACCATGAGCCTTGATCTGTCCAAACTCACCGCCGCAATCGAACGCTCCACCAAGGCCACTGAAGCGCTTGTCGCTGCGCATAGCGCCGCGGTCGACACCACTGCCGCCCAGGCAGCAATCGACGACCACGCTGCAAGCCTGGATGCCGAGAGTGCCAAGGCCGAGGCCGCCGTGCCTGCCGCTGCGCCGGCTGCGCCCGCGGCCTGATGGCGCTGCGCACCAGCGCACCGCGGCTCGCGCCTCACGACACACGCACAGCCCGTCCAAGGCCCAAGCAGGCGGATGCCGAACTACTGACGCCAGAGCATAGAGCCTGGCGTCTCGACGTATGCAGGCGCGCTGGTTGGCGGTGTGAGTGGCTGGAGCAGGGCGTCCGCTGCGCGGCATCGACGCAACGTGGTGACAGGCTAGTGGCCGACCACATCATTGAGCGCGCTGATGGTGGCGCGCTGTACGATGCTGAGAATGGCCAGTGCTTGTGCATCTCGCACAACACCTTGAAGGGTAACAGAGCGCGCGCCGCGCGTGTGAGCGCGTAGGGGGATGGGGGTTTAATGCGCTGATGGCCAGAGGGAGCCGGAACCGCATGGGTACCCATAGACAGAATTTTTGGGTTTATAGCGAATTTGAGGGTGCGAACTACAGTGCGAACAGGAGAAGGAAATTCTACGGACTGGATTCAAATTGGGGATGCCTATTGCAACGAAACCCTTTCGATAAGGGCGTTAGCGAAGCGTCACGGGCTTTCCGACACGGCCATCCGGAAGGAAGCCAAGAAGCGCGGTTGGGCCCGGCCCGATGCGAACCAGCCGCCCCGCGAACCTGAGTGCAAACCAGAGCGCGAACCGACGCCGAACCGAACCGAGGCAGTGGCCCGCGACATCGCGTCGACCCCGGTAAAGGTGCTCACGGCCCGCGGCCGGAACATTCTCCTGGACCTGATGGATGAGCTGGAGTTCCTGAACCGCAACCACCAGACGATCGCCGATATGGTAGCCGATTATGTGAACGGCGAGAAAGACGCCACGGTGCGCGCCAAGCTGCTGAAGGTGCTGGACCACGAAACGCGGTCCAAGACCGCGAACTACCTGGCGACCGCGCTTGCGAAACTGAACGACGCGGCGCCCGGCAAAAAGGAACAGGCCGAGGACGACGCCAAGACCGCCGGCCAGGGTACGGGCTGGGGTGACGACCTCGACACGGGCGTTGTTGGCCGACCAAACTGATGGACGATGATTGGGACCTCTCGTGTCCGGATTGGGAAGACCGGATCCTTTCAGGTCGGTCCCTCGTTCCTGACTTGCCGCTGTTCCAGGCAGAGGCCGACAGGGCCCTGAGGGTATTTAAGCGGCTCAAGCTTCCCGACGTGATCGGCACGCCGACGATGGCCGAGGCGTGCGGGGAATGGTTTTTCCCGATCGTTGCGGCGCTGTTCGGATCCTATGATCCGATCAATAACGTCCGAATGATCCAGGAGATTTTCGAGCTCATCCCGAAGGGGAACAGCAAGAGTTCGAACGGCGGCGCCGTAATGGTAGCTGCGACGATATTGAATAGGCGGCCGGAGAACGAATTCCTCTTCATCGCGCCCACGATCGAAATCGCCACCATCGCCTTTAAGCAGGCGAAGGGCACCATCCGACTTGACGCCGATCTGGATAAACTGTTCCAGATCCAGGACCACGTCCGGAAGGTAACGCACCGGCGCTCCGGCGCCACGCTGCAGATCAAGGCCGCCGATACCGACGTCATCACCGGCTCCAAGGCCGGCGGGACAATGATCGATGAAACCCACGTCTTCGCGAAAAGGTCGAACGCAAAGGAAATCTTCGTCGAGCTCCGCGGCGCGCTGACCAAGCGCCCCGATGGGTTCCTATTCCAGACCACGACGCAATCCAAGACCCCGCCGTCTGGCGTGTTCAAGTCGGAATTGGATATGGCGCGCGCGGTGCGCGATGGAAAGATAAAGCTTCCACTGCTGCCTGTGCTTTATGAACTGCCCGTCAGCGTATCGAAAGATGGCGGCTGGAAAGAGCGAAAATACTGGCCGCTTGTTAATCCGAACCTTGGCCGGTCCACGAACGAGAAGTTCCTCGGCAACGAGATCGCGAAGGCTGAGCAGGACGGGCCCGCACAGATGGCCCTGATTGCCTCGCAGCATTTTAACGTGGAGGTCGACCAAGCGCTCCGCTCTGATGGCTGGGCCGGCGCCACGCTCTGGCCTCGAGGAAACGAGAAGGGGTTGACGCTCGCCGAGGTCATCCGCCGCTCCGAAGTTATCACGGTCGGCTTGGACGGTGGCGGACTTGACGATCTTCTTGGCGCGTTTGTGTTGGGTCGAGAAAAAGGAACTGGGATCTGGCTCGGTTGGGCCCACGCCTTCATCTCTCCCGAAGGCTGGGAGCGCCGCAAGGCGAACCGGACGCTTTACGAAGATTTCATCAAGGACGGCGATCTAACCCTGGTCGAGCGATTGCCGGATGACGTCACGGCCGTTGTCGATATCGTCAAGCAATGCCTCGACTCCGGCAAGCTGGCGAAGGTCGGCGCTGACCCTGCAGGCATAGGAACGATTGTTGACGGCCTGGTCGCGATCGGTGTGACGCAAGAAAACGAATTGCTCGTTGGCGTGCGCCAGGGCGTTGCCCTGATGGGCGCCATCAAGACGGTGGAGCGCAAGCTCGCCGATGGAAGTTTCAAGCATGGCGGTCGCCGCATGATGGCGTGGTGCGCTGGCAACGCGATCGTACAGGCGACAGGAACGGGAATGCGCATAGCGCGCGACGCTTCCGGTTACGGCAAGGTAGACCCTCTTATGGCGGGCTTCGATGCTGTCGCTGAAATGTCGCTAAACCCGACGCCGATCAATGGCCCTTCGGTCTACGAAACAAGACCAATGTTGATGGTCTAAGGAATCCATAATGGGCCTGGTCGACTGGACCCGCCGCGTACTTGGCGGCTCGGTCGAAAAAGCTAGTGGCGATTCCGGACTTCTCCCGCTGCTTGGAGGCGTTGGATCCGCCACTGGATTGTCTATCACACAATCGACGGCCGTCAGCATATCGACGGTCTACGCGTGCGCCTCGATCCGGTCGAAAGACGTTGCTCGGTGCATTCCGAGGCTAATGCGCGAGAATAGCGCGAGGGCTGAGAAACCTATCGTCGATCATCCGGTTGCTCGGTTGTTCAAGCGTCCGAATGCTTGGCAAACCTGGACCGAGTGGTGCCGGCAAATGCACGCCGCGTACTTACTTCGCGGTAATGCGTTCGCAGTTATCATGCGCGATGGCCGAGGAAATCCCACCGCGCTCATTCCGATTAACCCGGACCTCGTGTTTCTGTACGAAGCCACCGATGGATCGCTTTTCTATTCTGTCGCAAGGAATGGTGTTTTTCTAAACGCTATTCTCAGGGGGCAACCCCTGATGATTCCGGAGGATGATATGTTTCATCTTCGGGACATCGGCTTCAATATGCTGCTTGGTCTGTCGCGCATCTCAATCGCGCGGGACTCGTTCGGCGTCGCGATGGGGCTTGAGCAACAAGCCGCACGATTTATGAACAACGGCGCGCGCCCCAGCGGCGTGCTGCAGACCGACAAGCTGCTTTCTGAGCCTGCCGCGACGCGTCTTCGCACTCAATGGGAGCAGCTAAGGTCAGGAATTCAGAACGCAGGGCGCACGGCCATCCTTGAGGAGGGTCTCAAGTGGACGCCGATGCAGCTCAGTTCGGTTGACCTCGAGTTTATTGCCCAGCGGGAATTCTCCATCGCCGATATCGCGCGCTGGTTCGATATGCCGCTCTACAAGCTCGGCGTCAAAGGTGAGATGTCGCGCCTGAAGTTCGACGACGCGGACCAGGCCTACGTCAACACCACGATCATGCCGGACCTGGATGCGTGGGAACAGAAGTTCATTCAGAAGTTCGATCTCGATAAGGAAAAACTTGTTGCGGACTTTGATGAGCGCCGGCTGCTCCGCGCCGCGGAAGCGACGCGCATCAACAATCAGCGTCTCAAGATCATGTCCGGTATCTCGACGCAAAACGAGTGCCGCGCCGAGAATGGCGACCCGCCGCTTCCTGGTGGCGACGTTCTTTTGACGCCAGTCAATCTTGCGGCGAGCGGTTCGGACATGAGCGGCACAGCGCCGGACGGGGCGGGCCGGCCTGATGCTGGAACAGTTCCGGATCCCGGCGCGCCGAGCAAGGTGATTGCTCCATACATCGTGAGTGAGCAAAGCGCCTTCGTGCAGAATACAGGCGCCCCCGAATTACCCGAAGTGCCGAGAGAATCAGGAGACGATTGATGCGACGTCGTGCATTTCCGGGGGGCGGTTCCGAGACCGAGGCGCGTTATCAGCGCGCCGGGCAGTGGCTGCTTGCTGCGATCTATCAGAACGAGAAGGCCGCGTCCTGGTGTAAGGCCAATGGCGTCCGGCTCGTCAAGGCCGCAGGAGAGACGATCGATTCAAGCGGCGGGTTCCTCGTGCCCACCGATCTGGCGACCGCCATCCTCGATATTCGGGATAGCTATGGCGCGTTCCGGCGCCGGGCTCGCATCGTTCCGATGGCGTCCGACAGTACGTCTGTTCCGCGCCGCCCTGGCGGAACCGGAGCATCCTTTATCGGAGAGGGAGCATCGGCGTCAGCCGACACCGGGACGAACGTCGATCAGATCAGCCTGACGGCCAAGAAGATCGGGTCTCTCATTCAGATTTCGAGCGAGCTTGAAGAAGACTCGATCGTCGATGTGGTCGATTTCATCGCCAACGAAATCGGATTTGCCTTCGCGGCAAAGGAAGACGATTGCGCGTTCAACGGTGACGGTACGTCAACCTACGGGCGGATGCGCGGCATCGGCTCGATCGTGCTCGATGGCAATCACAGCAAAGCCAAGGTCGTTGCTGCATCTGGACACAACACGTTCCTGACGCTTGACTCGACCGACCTCGCAAACCTGGTTGGCTCGGTGCGCGCCGCGGCAATTCCGAATTCGGCGTGGTACTGCTCGCAAACAGCGTTCGCTCAGACCTTCTGCCGCCTCGCCGGCGGCACAGGTTATCTCCCGATGGCCGAGAGCGACGGTGTCATGACGCCGCACTATCTCGGCTTCCCGGTGATCCTCACGCAAAAGCTACCGCTGATCAGCACCACACTGACCGGCAAGACCATGTTGGCTTTCGGGGATATGTATCTCGGCGGCGCGCTGGGCCAGCGCCGTGGCCTGACGCTGGCGCGTTCGGATCAACGTTACCTGGATCAAGATCTGATCGCGGTGCTCGGCACCGAGCGGTTCCATACAGTCGTTCACGATCTGGGCGACTCCAACAATTTCGGCGCGTTGGCCGCGTTGGTCGCTCCGTAGTCTTTCAAAAATCGAAAGCAAATTCCCTGCATCCACGGGGATGAAGCGCGATGGAGGTTTCACTTCTCCATCGGTGTCGGGTTCTGCCTAACGGCGGACCCTCATTATCGCGCGGGCGTGGATGGCCCGATGTCGATGGAGATTACAAAAATGCTGAAATGTAGTCCGGAAAATACCGAGTATCTTCTTGGCATCGAACGTATCGGGAAAATGCGAGGCAGCGTTGCAGCCGCCGTCGATGCCGCTCTTGCCGACTATCCTGCAAGCAATGAATTAATTGGCGCGCTTCAGCATATGCTGGATCGCGGAAACGTTTCTCTGGCTAAGGCAATAATTAAGGTCCCTCACCTGATGATGGTAGCGTTTCCGGAGCCTCGGCGTAATGCAAACAACAGATTCGCCGTGAAGCATGGCTTCGACGGAGACAATGATGATGGAATTCCTAGATTTAAGTTCTCTAAGTTGGATGCGTCCGGTCAGACCAAGTTTCGCAGCGTTGCCCCTCTCGGAGCAATACTGTCCGACATAGCTTCCCTGGAGGGGACATATACCGTCTATCACCATTGCCTTTATGACGGGATTAGTCCTCCAAAAAATTATGTCGGAATCACCAGAAAGGGCTGGGGACCTCGATATAGGCAACATCTTAACGCTGCTAAATCTGGAAGTCCCTACCTCTTTCATGAGGCGTTGAGGCGATCAAACGTCACTGAGGTTCATAGCGTTTTGGGGCTCGGTCTGTCGTATGAAGTGGCGATGGATTTGGAAGGGAGGCTGGTCGACCAACTTAGCCTTTATCCGATGAGGGCCAATGGCCTCAACATGATTCCGGGAGGTTTCGCCGGAATTCGATATCTTCATAAGCTTGGACTGAAAAACATCGGTCCGCGCCAGATGGAGCATCGAAGCGCCTTAGTAAGGCAGGCCATTAAGCGCGCGGCGCGAGAGGGAAAACCAAATCCATGGCTCGCCGCGATGTGGCGCAGCGACGAATTCGCAGCGTCGAGGATTTGCGGGAATCCGAACAACCTGGATTTAGAGCAAGTCCGCGAGGCACGACTGCTCGCTGATTTTGGTTGGTCTATCGAAAAAATCGCAGAGCGATTTGTCTGCAGCTCTGAGCGCGTAAGGCGCCTTCTTCGCGGGTCAACTTATTCCCGCGTGCATTAAAATGAGGTTTCAATGTCGATCGAACTCTTGACTGCGGACGCCTTCAGGATCGCCGCCAAGGATGGCGCTCAGCCCGATTGCCGCATTTTGCGGGCAATGTCTGGCGAGCCCGCTCAGGTCGATGGAGACAATCCGAACGTATTTCGGTTCACCTGCAGTGACGAGAGTACGGATCATTCCGGCGACGTAATTAAGCAGTCGGGCTGGACGAATCTGAAAGAGTTTGAGGAAAAGAACGCGATCGGCCTTTGGTGCCATGATTCGTCCATGCCGCCCATAGGCCGATGGAAGAACATGGGCGTCCTCGCCGGCAAACTTAAGGGCGACCTCGAATTCGTAACAGAAGACATCTATCCGTTCGCGGCGACGCTTGCGAAGATGGTCCGTGGCAAATTCCTGAATGCCGTTTCGGTGGGATTCATCCCAACCGAGTGGGAATTTTCTAAGGACAAAAAGCGGCAATCGGGGTTGGACTTTATCAAGCAAATCCTTTTGGAAGTAAGTCTGTGTCCGATCCCGTGCAATCCCAACGCGTTGATCGACGCGCGTTCCGCCGGTATTGACACTGGACCGATCTCCGAATGGGCGCAGCGGTTACTTGATGGCGAAGGCAAGGTTCTGGTTCCGAGGTCTCTTCTCGAGGAGACCTTCCGCCAGGCCAAGACGCCGCGCACGGTGAGGCAGAAGTATCTGGCAAAATCCGAAGTAGCGGACTGGAAAGTCGGCGCGCTGGATGATTTGCCGCTCGCGGATTGCGATGCGTGGGACGGTGCCGCCGCAGCTAAGAGAATGCTGGATGATGCCGGCTTCGATGGAGATGCTCCCGATTTCGCCAAAGCGGCCCGCGGCTTCCTCATTCACGATGCGGCCAACCCGGTCCTGCGCTCGAGTTACAAGCTTCCGTTCGCCGATATTGTCGGCGGGGAACTGAAGGCCATCAAATCCGGCGTTGTCGCGGCCAAGAGCCGCATCGATCAGTCCGACGCACCCGAAGCCGTGCGCGACGAGGCCAAAGGAATTGCCGACGAGTACGAGCAGAAGACCGTCAGTACCGAAACGATTGTTCCGGCCGTAGAAAAGGCTGGACGCAAGATCAGCAGCGCCAACGCGGCGCTACTCGCAAAGGCAATGGAACATCACGAGTCCATGGGCGCTTGCATTAAGCAGGTACAGGACAGCAACGCTGCTGACGATCCTGACGGCGACAACGACCAAGACCCCGCCGCAGATGATCCGCCGCCGGTTGCTGTGATTACCCTCACTGCGCGCGAACAGCGCATTGAAGAGGCGAAAGCCCTAAAGGCTTCCGTCAAAATCTAAATCTGTCTTTCGAAAATTGTGACTGACCGCCGCCGGTAGAGCAACCGGCGCGGGCCGCGCATCGCGTCGCTGGCAATACCGCCCATCCCCCGCGCCCGGGCAGCGCACCAGCGAACATATGGAAACATAGCGATGAGCAAGAAACACGAGATCAAGCAGAAGCTTGCTAAATTGGCCGATGAAATCGAGGCCATGGCAGGCAAATCCGAAGACGAAGGGTTCAAGCAGGACATTTTCGATGCGATGAAGGAAACCTTCATCGACATCAACAAGCAGCTTGGCCGCGTCGAAGAGGCAGAGGCAATCGCCCGTAACCTCGCGACTCCCGTTCCCGGCCAAGACCGGCTGACGCCGTTCGCGCCCCCGAGCGCCCACAAGCTGTTCGGGACCATCAAGCACTTCCGCGACCGCGAGATCGAGGGCAAAACCGTTCGCGCCGTCGACCAGGCGTACACTGCCGGCATGTGGTTCAAGGCAACCATCCTGGACAACGCCGAGGCCAAGGATTGGTGCAAGTCGCGCGGCGTTCCGATCAACAAGGCGCAGGGCGAAGGCGTCGACAGCGCCGGCGGTTTCCTCGTTCCCGAAGAACTGATGGCCAACATCATCGTGCTTCGCGAACAGTTCGGCGTGTTCCGGCAGGAATGCCAGATCGTGCCGATGGGCTCCGATACGCTCAACTGGCCGCGCCGGACCGGCGGTCTGACCGCGTTCTTCACCGGTGAAAATCAGGCCGCGACCGAGTCTCAGGCTTCCTGGGACAACGTCAACCTGACCGCCAAGAAGTGCGCCGTGCTGACCCGCATGTCGACCGAGATCGAGCAAGACGCTGTGGTCGCAATCGCCGACTGGCTTGTCGGTGAAATGGCCTACGCTTTCGCTTCGAAGGAAGACGATTGCGGCTTCAACGGCGACGGCACGTCGACCTATGGCGGTATGCGCGGCACCACCGTGATTGCGGTGGATTCCTCGCACACCACTGGCAAGTTCCAGACCTCAAGCGCAACGCTTAGCTCGCTTGTGCTGAAGGACGTCACCAGCACCATGGGCCAGCTGCCGCAGTACGCACTTCCCGGCGCCAAGTTCTATATGTCGCAGCAGATGTTCTACACGGTTGTGGCGAACCTGCTGGCGAACGCCGGTGGCAACCGCCTCGATATCCTCTCGCAGGGTATCGAGAAGCGCTTGCTCGGCTTCCCCGTCGCGATCGCGCAGAAATTGCCGCTCGTTGCCCCCGGCTCGGGCAAGGTGCAGTTCCACTTCGGCGACCTGACCAAGGCGGCGATGATGGGCGAACGCCGCGGCGTCACCATCAAGCGTTCGGATCACCGGTACTTCGAGAACGACCAGATCGGCCTTCTCGGAACCGAACGCTTCGATGTGAACGTCCACGACATGGGCGACACCTCCGTCGCCGGCCCGCTCGTCTCGGCCGTCTCGCCGTAAACCCCTTGAGCAAATAGCGGCCCGCTAAATGCGGGTCGCTCCCCACTCCCTTTCATCTCTTTGCCCAAGGAGGGCATCATGACCGTTCCTGCTGCTAAACTTCTGCTCGACGCAAACACCGGTAACATTGGCGCCCTGACCAACGGCGCAACCGGTACGTCGGCCAACATCGACACGCTCGGCTTCGATTTCGTTACCATCGACGTTGGGGCCACCACGCAATCCGCATCGACCCAGGCCGGCTCGCCGTCTGTCCTGAAGATCCAGGAAAGCGACACCACCGTCGTTACCTCGTTCGCGGACGTCGTCGGATTCCGCGGCGGCTCCGCTGCCGCGACGAACGTCGACTTCGTGGTCGGCATCGGCAAAACAACCGGCGTGAATGCCTACAAGTTCAACGTCGATACCCGCGGCCGCAAGCGTTATCTCAACGTCGTTCTGTCGCCGACCACGACCCAGACGTTCTACGTCAGCGCCAACGGCTTCCGCGGCGAAGCCTCGCCGTCGACCGCCGCCAAGGCTGGCGTGCTCTCGTTGATCGAGGGCTAAACCGAATCCGGCCCGACAGCCGGACAGAAGTTCAGCGCTGAATGGGCGTGCGGGGATGTCGGTCCCCGCACGTCAACCTTCCGACAAAGGTAAAAATCCGACATGATTAAGCTCGATCTCGGCGCGGGACAAATCTCGCCGCCCGGCTTCATTCCGATGGGCCGCGACCACGGATCCGAAATATATCCGCTGCCCTATGCCGACGAGTCGGTTGACGAGATACGCGCTTCGCACGTTTTGGAGCATTTCCCCTATCGCGCGCTGGAAACGGTCGTCGCCGATTGGGTGCGATGCCTCAAGAGGGGCGGCAGGCTCCAGATCGCGGTTCCCGATTTCGAGAAGATCGCACAGAACTATCTCGAGGGAAAATATCAGCCTCACGAGTCGTTCATTCTGGGCGGACAGCAGGACGCCAATGACTATCACAAGGCGATGTTTGACCGCGACCGCCTGAAAAAACTTCTGGCCGGTGCCGGTCTGGTTTTGATCGAGGAGTGGAAATCGGAAATCGCCGATTGCGCCGCGTACCCGATCTCGCTCAACCTGGAGGCCAGAAAGCCCCACGTTTCGCGACTCACCGTCTCCGGGTGTATGTCGACACCGAGACTTGGGTTTATGGACAACTTCTTCTCGTGCTTTGAGGCCTGCGTTCCCTGCAATGTGAAGCTACGAAAACACGGCGGCGCCTTCTGGGGGCAGTCGATGACGAAGGTCTTCGAGCGCACCATTGAACAGGACAGCCCGGACCTCATCCTCACGATCGATTACGACTCGGTCATGACGGCCGGACATCTGTCTCGCATGATCCAGACGATGATGCTTTATCCAGAGATCGACGCGCTGGCGCCGATCCAATCTTCGCGGCATCATGGGACGACGCTATTCACCGTAGCGACCGAGCCCGGCAAGAATGCCGAGGCGCTGCCGCGCTCTGCGCTCGCGGGCGATACTACGCCGGTATCGACCGCGCATTTTGGTCTGACGCTGCTGAGGGCAAACAAAGTCGCCGCACTGCCTAAACCGTGGTTCCAATCGGTCCCGTCCGAAAACAACGACTGGGGCGAGGGTCACGTCGACGAAGACATTCAATTTTGGAGGAAGTGGGAAGCGGCTGGTAATTCGCTGCATCTCGCCAACCGGGTTGCGATTGGGCACATGGAGCTCCTGGTCAAGTGGCCGGACATCAACCTGACAACATTTCACCAGCCCGTCACGGACTATCAAAAGAACGGCGTTCCGGAAGAGTGCTGGAAATGATGCGGGCCGGAAGAGATTATGTTGGCGGAGGCCATCCTATATACGACGTCAACAGCGACACTTATGAATTCTTCGGCATCCGCTACCACAGCGATCTTTTTCGCACGCTCGGCCTCGGCGCGATCGGCACCGTTTTGAGAATAATTAAGCGCGAGGATGGAGTGGTGACGCTGGAGACGGTTGAGTCGCCGCCCCTTATCGTCCGTAAATAAGGGGTCGACGAATGAAATCGGTCCTTACCGTTACGACTGCGGCAAGCAGCTACGACCTGACGACGCTCGTGAACGTCAAGGCTGAGCTTGGGCAAACGGACGGGTCAAGCGACGTCATCCTGAAGCGCTATATCGGTGGCGCGTCTGCGGCTGCGATGCAGTATTGCAACCGGGTCTTCGCCGCAGAAAGCTTATCGGAGCAGTTTTTGCCGGATCATGCCTCACGTCTCTTTCGCGGGGGCGTCTCGGCCCTGCAGCTTTCGCGGTGGCCGATAATCGCGGTCACGTCGGTGACAGAAGACAGCACGCTGTTGGTCGAAAATACTGACTATTTGGTCGACAAGGCGGCCGGGCAACTAACGCGCCTGGATAGCTCTGGCCGCGGGCGCTCATGGTCGCCGCTTCCGTTGGTTGTGGTTTATTCGGCCGGCTATGCCGTAATTCCGCCGGACGTAGAAGATGCCGCAATCCGGATGGTGTCCAAGCGCTACAGCGCCAAAGGCCGCGATCCTACGCTGAAAGCGGAAAATATTCCGGGCGTCCTTGATCGACAGTTCTGGATCGCTACGGGGTCCGACAGCGGGAACATGACGCCGGATATCACCGACGTTCTCGACAATTACAGACAGCCACTGACCGCGTAACCGGAGATAGTCGAAATGCTTAATCCGGGGCCGTATACGCTCGCCGCGCTGCCGATCTCAGCGGCGCGCTCGCTCGCGCTTCTGACGCCGATCACCGGCCTCGCCGGGATGCTGGCCTGCAATATCGAAGCAAACTTTCAGGGTGCGACCGCCGGCACGTCGTTGTCTGCGATCGTCGCCACGAGCTTTGACGGCGGTACGCTTTGGCGCCACGTCGCTCGTTTCGATTGGACGACCACGCCGTCGGTCAAGACGGTGAATCTAAGCGGTCTCACGCCGAAGGGCATTATCAGCTACGCCGATCTCGCCGTTGAAGGTGTGACTGACGGCCTACTCGGCGACCAATTGGCGGTCTACCTGGTGAGCGTCGGCGCCTATACGAATTCGACGCTTTCGATCCGCGCGCAATGCCGATGAAATGCTCGAGAGTGAGATCGAGGTTTTCCGTCTCTGCGTCCGCATCAACCGACTCCGATATCAAATAGTCAGGGACTATCGCATGACACCGACATTCAAAGGCCTCGGCTCGGCCTTGGCCAAACTCAAGCACGATCTCGATCTGCAGGCCGGTCCGCTTATGGCGGATATCGAATCCCTCGCCGCCGAGTCGCCCGATCTCCTCAAGCAGGCGCAACAGGAGGTCGCCAAGACGATGCAGGCCGTTGCTGATATCAAGGACTTTGTTGATGGCTTGAAGGGCTCGAATGGCGGCCCTACTTTGACCGACTCGTCGGATACGTCCGGTCAGTCGGCTGCCGTGGTTCCTCCGGTCGTATCTCCGGTAACGCCGCCGGCCCCTGAGCAATTGACCGTCAACGGCGTCTCGAC